TAGAAGTATTAATAGGCACTCGTAGAGGCAAGTTCTCATAGTATATGCCGCTTTCGACTAAAACAGTAATGTGCGTATCTTTAGCCACATCTCCATAGGCAATAACTTCTCCTATTTCGAATGATCCGTATTTGATGTCAACGTCAAAAATCTCTCTACCACCACTGTCTAGTTCTCCGCTGTGCGAAAGAATCTGAGCCAATGCTCCAGAAGTTTCGCCACGAAGATATAGACCTTCTCTAAGATCTCTAGTTCTAACTGCTTCAGGTGTGCTGGTTAACACATCTCCTGTAAAGTCTGTACGCTGTCCTTCGGTTTTAAGATAAAATCTAGGTAAACTAACCTGTACCACAGGTAAAGTTACAAACCCAGAACCTTGGTCAGTAATGGTAATACTTTGTACTACTCCGCCACTTACGTCTGCAGTACCAAAAGATCCACTACCACCACCGCCAACAATTCGAACAGATACAAGTCCGTAACCGCTACCACCAGATATTACCTGAACATTGTTTACTTTGTAAGTTACATTGAACTTTACTCTATCAGCAAGATCGGGATGGGGTATCGCACTGTCGCTGGTAGTATCAACTGATGTTGATCCTGGCAGTACTGTATAAACACCAGAACTTAATTGTCTAACTGTTAATACGCCACCGGGAGTATCTGTAGTTGATAATACTTCATATCTAGCAGGTTCGACAAATGTGCCTCCTGCTAGGGTAATAATATCTCCGGGCAAATAGTTAACACCAGTATAACTGACCTCTATGGTGTCCACACTCATTAATACTTGACCGCTGAAACCTGCCCCGGCACTAGGAGCGTCATCTATAAGTTCTAGTGTACACTCACTAACACCATTGTTATAGGTTAATATTTTCTTATAAGGTCCAATTTCTAATCTTGATTCGAGCATGATTTCTTCTGCTCGTTTTAGGGCGGCTTCTAGGCTTCTATAAGCGTAGGCCAATGCTCGACCTTGTATCTCCGGTGATACACCAATTCTTTCATCTTCTCCGCTGGTAGCAACATATAAGTTAACTGAACTACCAAACGCAGCATTATCCACATATCTTTTAGTGGCAGCAATTAATCCGTCGTAAACATTGTCGTCATCGGGCAAAGGATCACGTGCTAGAATAAGCGGACCAGTCATTACACCAAATGAAGTGTCATTTAGACCAGTTCTAGGATCTATAGCATTAGTTCCTGCCTTGCTGATCTTAGTATCAACGTATCCTTTGCTAGTTGCTTCGTGTTCGTATACGGGTAATAACGGTGATACATTTGTACCCAGGTCTACTATTCTGTGTTGTTGACCGCCTGACCTAGCACTGAGGTCTCCGCCTAGTTGAGGACTGGAATCACCTACTACCTGTGAAAATTCAGAACTAATAGTTATTTCATTGGGGTTTGTGGTAAAGTCTAAAGCAATACCAGAACCGGCCATTATTTTCTTAAATTGTATTCCGTTGGCTGTATTATTAACAGTTAAGACAGGAGTATTGCCTGTGGCAGGATCATTCTGTCCCGAATAAGAAATTGGAGTATCGTCTAAGCCAATAAAGGTAAGTTTTTCCCCAAGACCTAACGAACTATACAGTTCTCTAAAGTTGTCGTTAACTTTTCTAAACGAATCGCGAATACTATCGCCTGTGCCGTCATTGCCGACAACACCAATATCAATGATTTTACGTGCCATAATTTACCCTAGTAAATGGTTTCAATTAGTATTTACCAATAAATTTTATAAGCCGAATGTAAATACTTTATGTTCTTAAATAAAAAAACAATTAAGAATCAATACACTAGGATCAGTAAACTAGGTGTAGAACACTGCTATTCGAGGGAAAAGATAGTAGTGGAATTTCGTTGTGACAACTGCGACGAAATATTTGAAAGAGATCTAAAAAATATAGATCATAGAAGACTAAGCAACAATTATTTTCACTGTTGCTCTAATTGTGATAGCAAACGATTTGCACAGCGCAAAGGTGCCGAGCGTAAAATTATATGGGATATGCCTGCTAGTCTAGACTGGCCTGTAGGCAAACATTAGATTCTAAAACTTTCGCCGCAGCCGCAACGATCTTTTTCTGCAGAATTACGAAACTCAAAACCTTCGTTCAGTCCGTTTTTAACATAATCTATTTCTAGTTCTGTGAAATAGGGAAGATGTCTTTCATTAATATAAACGCAGAATTTTTCAAATAACTTTGTATATCCAGGTTCTAGATTTTTTATTTCGTCTAGGTATTCTAGAGTATAGGCCAGTCCAGAACATCCTGTGGTTCTTACGCCTATAGAGATACCTTTGCCTTTACCTCTTTTTTCCAGCAATTTTTCTATTTGATTACTGGCTGTGCTTGTTACGGTAATCATTTACGGCTGCCTTGATGGCATCTTCTGCTAGAATTGAACAATGTATCTTAACTGGAGGCAATGCTAGTTCTGTGGCGATTTGGGAGTTTTTGATTGTTCCTGCTTCGTCGATGTGCATGCCTTTGACCCACTCTGTAACGAGGCTCGAGCTCGCGATAGCCGATCCGCAGCCATACGTTTTAAATTTTGCATCTGTAATAATACCTGTATCATGGTCCACCTTTATCTGTAATTTCATTACGTCGCCGCAAGCAGGTGCGCCAACCATACCAGTACCAATATCAGTATCACTCTTGTCAAAAGATCCGACATTCCTGGGATTTTCATAGTGATCAATTACTTTATCGCTGTATGCCATTTTATACTCCTAGTCTAATATCGACAACTTCCCAATTGATAATTCGCCAAATGTTTTGTAGATATTTGGCTTTATCCTGTTGATAGTCTAATGCCCATGCATGTTCCCATGCATCGATTAACAGAGCAATTTTCATTTCTTTTTTGTATTCGTGATTATGAATAGTATGCAGTTTGCCTGTGGTATCCATGTAAATCCAATTTGATCCCTGGGCTGCCATAAACTCTTTTTCAACGGCTTCTTTAAACTTATCAAAATTACCGTAGACATCATCTATGATAGATTTACTGATCCCCTCGGGTTTATTTGCTGCTCTAGGAGGGGTTAGATTGGCAAAGAAGATATTGTGTAAAATAGCACCGCCGTAGTTAAAATCGGGATCTCCTTCGCCTTTGTTATAGCGTTCCGAATACTTTGCAGCCAAACCATCATAATGATATTTGATAGTGGCTTCGCTCATAACAGGCTCTAGTTCAGTTTTATCAAACTTTAACTTTTCCTGATACAATTCTCTTTTGTCTGTGTTTTCTGTTAAACTTTTAATAAAATGTAGCATGGTCTAATATTTACCGTATAAATAATCCACAAGGAGATTTAACCATGGAAATCGTACTTTTAGCAATCGCCGTAGCAGTTATCGGTGCTTTCATTTATTACAATCGCAGTTCCAAAGGATTGGATGTAAACAATGACGGCAAAGTAGACTCTGCCGATGTTAAGGCTGCTGTCCAAAATGTTGTCTGCGGTGCTAAAGAAACTGCAGATGTTAACAAGGACGGTAAGGTTGATGCTGCCGACGTAAAGGTCGTTACAGAAAAGGTTAAAACAGTTGCCAAAAAAACAACTGCTAAAGCCAAAGAAACTGTTAAGAAAGTAGCACCAACTCGCGGTCGCAAGCCACAGGCAAAGTAATACCTTTGGCTTCTTCGTATAGTGCGAATGACGCTAGATTCTTAGCCTTGCTTTCGCACATCATATCGAAGTTATCCCTAAAACTCAGTGCCCATTGATTCACTGCTGTGTTCCAGTAGAAGTTTGAATGCGCTCTGAGTTTTGCTTTTTTGTGTCCGGATTCTAGTAGCGTCCGAAGATCGGGACGGATGTGTCTGGGATGATCATTAAGATGCTCTTCCCGTGATACACTATAATGTATGACAGGACGCTGACCACGCCAACTATCAATAACCCTTTTAACACGGTCGTCAGATGGTTCAATATATTCTCCAGTTTTAATCCAATGATGATGAATGTCTAAGACCAAAGCACAATGGTCAACTAGTTCGAGGCTGTGTTCAATACCCCAGGTCATTTCATCGTTTTCGATTGTAAGGGTATTACGAGCCTCGGGTGTCATACGACTTAGTGCGTTAACGATGCCCTGCGGGCCTTGTCGACCTGCAATATGAACGTTGATCTTAAAGTCCTGAAACGTTTGACCATAGCCCATCCATCGAGCCATATCAACGTGATATTCAAATTCTTCGATAGATCGATTTACAATATCTGGATTATCAGATGCCAACACGCAAAACTGGCCAGGATGAAAAGACAACCGAACGCCACGCGACCTAGCCACATCTCCGATCTGCTTAAATCCTCTTTCACAATATGCTCTAACATCGGGAAGCCGCCAAAACCAGCCCCAAGTTGGCTCAGTGTAGACAGGTAGTATATCACTACTGAGTCGTACCATTCTAAGATCTTCATCTAGTTCTCCTACTCGTTCGACCAATAGTCGACACGATTCTATATTTTGTTCCATCAACAACCATAGTCGATCGCAGGCAGCATCTTTGGTTTGTCTATTTAACCAAGCCACAGTTGTAGCACCTGTATTATATTTCTTACAGTCGTCTTTGGGTTTAATGCCGTCTACTTGATCAGGACGGTCGATCCATTTGCAGGCAAAGCCAATTCGTTTAGTCATTAGATAATCCTGAAATAAGAAGTTCTCGTTCAGTCATATACGCTACGGGTTTGATCCAGCCACGATCAAGACATTCTGTTAAAATCAATTTATATTCGTAGGGAATACGTTGATTGATTTCAAATCCTGCTCGCGGTGCTTGAACAAACTTATCAACAATATGAAACCTAGGATCATCTTGTTTGATTGTACGAATTTGACTTTGGTGTGTAGTAAATGTCATACTGTAAGTATAACATCTTTATCGCCAGTTGTCAAGCACATATGGATCCTGAACTTCATGAGGATTTGGATCTCCGTGAAATACACAAATTGAGCAGTCTCTAGGTATAGACACATTTCTTGTAGTTTTGAATACTCGTTTATTTCCGCTGTACAGAATTTCACTGCGATCCCGAATTTCCCATTTATAACTTTGTATCCATCTGTCGGACCAAAATGTAATACGAGATTTGGCCACATGCCAGATCCAATCTTGATCACCGTGCATTCTTTGTGCCTTTTTTGGATCAGTTTTGAAAACGGTGTAGATATCTGGATGAAGCCCTGCAGGCCAACTCATGACAGAACTGTTTAGTATATTCCAAGTGGGATTAAATTTACGATTGAAATCTCTAATACCCATAAACTGATTACCTTGATTGGCAACTAGTTTGTTTATGTTTGCGTGTATAATAACATCTAGATCCATATATAGAACTCTGCCTTTGAGTCCAAGGCTTGGATCAAACATATGCACCTTATGCCACCATCCTTTAGGATAGCCTTCGTTGGGCCTTACTATTGAAGTCACGCCTTCTATTGGGGTTTGATCGTCAGTGAGACAGCAGAATTCATAAGGCACCGTGAGATGTCTTGCAACCATGTTACGTAATTTTTCTACGTATTCGGGTCCGTACTTTGTACCGAACCGCACACAGAGAACAGTAATATGTTCCTTAATGTCTGTGATGATGGGATCGGGTTCGATAGATGGAACAACGAACTTCTCAGGAAGTTCGCCAGTCCTTTTGAAATGTCTCCACTGCTCCTTACTTAATGTTTCTTTAAGGAGCCCCCTGTCATAATTCATTTATAATTTAACTATTCTATCTATATCTACGAGTTTTTCTAAGACCTCTTTGAGATCTTTGAGTTTGATCATATTGGGTCCGTCGCTGGGAGCAGAATCAGGATCTTCGTGTACTTCCATAAACACACCAGCAATACATCCTGTGGCTACAGCCGCCCTCGCCAAGTATGGGACCATAGTTCGATCACCGCCGGATCGTTCTCCCATGCCTCCAGGCTGCTGAACAGAATGTGTGGCATCAAAGACCACTGGATACCCGGTGCTTGCCATAATAGGTAGGCTACGCATATCAACAACAAGATTATTATATCCATGAGTATATCCCCTTTCGCATAACATAATACGATGATTGCCAGTTGAGGCAATCTTTTCTGCAACGTTCTTCATATCGTGTGGTGCAAGAAATTGTCCTTTTTTGACATTAATTGCACAATTAGTTTTGCCTGCAGCCAATAATAAATCAGTTTGCCTACATAGGAATGCCGGTATCTGTAGTACATCTATGCCTGCATCTGCTGATAATTCTGCTTGATAACTTTCGTGTATGTCTGTAAGCACAGGAATACCAAATTCGTGTTTAATAGAATTAAGTATCTTTAAACCCTCGTCTATACCTATACCTCTTTTGGTATTAATACTAGATCGATTGGCTTTGTCAAAACTGCTTTTGTAGATGAGATCAATATCTAACTCATCGCAGACTTCTTTGATACAACCTGCAGTTTGTTCTGCATGATCTTGACTTTCTATTTGGCAAGGCCCAGCAATGAGAAAAATTTTATTCTCATTACCGGCAACTATTTTGTTGATTGAAAATGTACGCATAAAATATTTACCAGTGTCTAATGACGTTGGCAATAATAAACAGACAGGTAATCACATGAATGATCACCCAGAATGTTTTTAAGAATAATGATATACGTGCTTCTCGTAAAGTGAGAATAGGAACATCTGGACGATCTTCGTCTGTCTGTCCCATTAGGTGCCCAGTTGCCCGAGCCCATATACGTTCAAAACTATTCATCCTTCGTATATTGCAGAATTACCTGCGTGTTCGAATACTTCAGCAGATTTTAGTTTAACGCCTGCGCCAACAGGATAACGTGCTTCAAAAACACGACCATCGGGATGTGTCCAGCCACGACCTTCTTGATAAGCAGCAAGTATTTCATTCATAGTTTTGTAAACTAATTCAGCAAACATTTCACAGCCCACACCGTCTACAATACGTAGATCGATAATACCCATGTTTTTAAAACCGCCTTGGATTTTGTTTAGTTCTACAAATGTGCCACGTTCTGGATCATCTTTGCCAATGACCAGTGTATGATCGAATTGCCACTCTGACCATTCTTTAAATGCCTTGAGTCCACCAAAGTCCATGACCCAATTGCGGTCGTCTAAGGTTTCAGATTCAAAGATTAGTTTGATACCAATTGAGTATCCGTGTAGCATAGAACAATGACTGTGTGTTGAACGCCATTGTCTAAAACAGCATGACAGACCTCTGTCGTTACCGTACGTTTTTGTTGAAAGATATTTTGCCATCTCTAGTCTCCTTTTAATAGGTAGCAAGTTTGATGACATGCAGAGTATTTAAAGTGGGGTGAACGTCTTAGACCACTGTTGAACTATTATAAGATATATTTACATTAAGGTCAATGTCAATATGACATAAGATATTAAATTGAGTATCTGGAAAGTAATGAAATATTTTTCCTATCTGATAGACCCAATATGCAGGATCAATTGGAGATGATTCCGACTTAGCATAATTGGGGGTGCCTTTGTATATGTTATTGACACGATCTTCTTTGGCATAAAGATCAAACCCTATCATAGAAATTTCTCTGTGTTCTAAAACGCAGGCCAACAGTACTGCATACGGACCACTGCCCCAGTGTATAGATTGGTCATGTCTCCGATCTCCGTTATAAGGAAGGTCTGGAACAAGACTGATATTTTTGTTTTTTCTTATCTTTCTAAAATAATGATACCAGAGGTCTCTTACATAAATGGTAGTGTTTATGGTATTGGGATTTTCAACGGCTTCGCGGACCATTCTTTGATCGCAACAGACAAGATGATCTACAGTAATATCTCTGTGCAAGGCATTGCAGCCGATCAATGTATGATCTTGAAAACTGCTGATATTGATGTTGCGTCGACTTTCGCCGTTCCCTATCACTAGGGCTCGCATATTAACCTCTTTCTTTGATTTCGCCGAATGGGTACCAAGCGCCTGGGCTACCTGCTCTCAGACATACCCAACCAATACCGGCACCTACTCTAGGAGCACTGTTCCAAACAATGTCACCTAGTTGATGTGTGCCTTCACTGGGAGGTGCTGCACCGTAGGTATGTAAATGATTATTAAATCTTACTGGTCCAGCAACGTGTAGATCGACATTAGGATCTGGATTTTTAACACCTATAGCAAGTTTACCATTGATTGAAACTTGTATGGGATTTCTATTAAAATTACCAAGTAGTATGTTACCGTTGGCAGCAACATTTATTCTTGTAGTATTATCAGTGACAATATCGAAGTCGGTGGACGCATGAGTGCCAACCATACCGTGAAAGTCATCGTTAGTTCCCACCATGACTTCAATGCCCATCTCTGCAACACTGAATGCGGCATTAGGTGCTTCAGTACCTAGTCCTAAACGATCAGTGGCTGCATTGTAAATCAGATATTGATTAATACTTACTGAACCGTCTACGATCAGTCCTTTTAATCTACCTACTTGTTGTAGATTACTTTTGGTAACATTAGACCCTAGTTCTTTGTCATCTAAAGTTTTAACACCGCCAATGCTTAGGCTTTTGCCTTTGTTTAGATCGATGCTTTCTGAAGAAAAGAATTTGTCAGGACCTGTGCTGAAAACGAACTGTTTTGTATAACCGTCGCCACTCCATATAACACCTTTGCCGTTGTTATTTTCGCCCTTTTTAGCACGAAATTCAAGGAACTGTGTTACTTCTTGCGCAACAGGCTGGTGTGCCGCTTCGGCCAGATCTTTAATTATTTTGTTAAGATCTGCTAGAGTTTGATCGAGATTGGTATTATTCATACCAGTATTTATCAAACTCTAGCACAAACATTATTGTGTTTTTAGCAGAATAGTATCTTCGTTAATTCGTCCGTTAAGTTTAATATCAACGGCTTTGATATCATCTAGGAACTTGCGCAGAGCAACTTTTCCAGAATTTTTAAATTCTTTAAGTTGTTCTTCTGGCTTGCGCAGGGTTTTTTGCACAGATTTAATCTCATCAAAACCTGTGATTGAAGTACCTTTTACACCAAGATCGTTGAATTCGCCAGCGATATATTTGCCTAACTTGCGGCTTTTGGTGTTATAAATCCAAAGTTCTTTAGCACCTACGATATCAGCAGGAGCAATAGAAACTAACTTGAGTTTTTCGTCTTGTTTAAGGAACTTGAGTTTTTCTACGATCTTTTCTACGGGCTTAGATTTTTTAGCACGAGGCTTACGATTGACCTTGGCTTCTTGCATAAGCATATCGCAGGCTGAGATAATTTCGTGATAAAATACAGTGATTTTTTTGATCTGTACTTTAGACAGATGGCTGTACGCTTCTTTGAGTTGATCGCATTTGCCCTCTTGCACTTCTAGATATTCATCATACTGACGCTGATAAAAGTCTTTGATGATTCGAGCGTGTGCGGCTTTAACCTGTTTGCCACGTAGTAGATTTAAAACTTTAAATGCTTTAGGATCAAATGATTCAGGAGCTACTGAAAAGGACTCAATAGTCTCTTCGATCTCTTCAGTCATTCCAAAAGTGGCTTCCCGTACTCTTTCTTGTATAGAAACCACGGGCATGGTATTTTTTTCTTCAATGACTTCTGGTTCGACATCGTTTTTACCATTTTGGATCACGGTTGAAATTTCTTGAATCAGCCATTGCGCAGTATTTTTACCATCGTTGAAGTCTGCTCGAACAGGAGGCATTCCACGCAAAAGATTGGCTGCAATAGAACCCATGGTAGTATTACAACGAAAATCTTTAGTATCTTTAAATGCTTTAATTTGATCTTTGGTATAACCGTTCGCGCTCATCCAATTAATGACTTTGGGCTTGAGATCGCGACCGTTGAACTCGAGACGATAGTAATTCATAGCAACATGGAAGAATCGCAAAAATTGATTCTCATCCCATGACTCATGTCCGTCCCACTTTGGACTAAGATCCCGTGCCTGTTTGGCACGATGTTCTGCTACATCCTTTTTAGTAACTCGAGTTTTAGTTGCCATTGTATGCTCCTAGTTGTTTCAGTATATGTATATTATAACACCATTCTGTCACAATGTCAACCGCTCAATTTCTTCGTAGTCACCGGCACCGGTTTCTCTGTAGATCCAAACTTCATCAGCACCCTCATTTAGAGTTTTTTTGGCTAGTGCCTGTGCTTCTTTTTTACTTTTGGTAGTATCTACCAATTCTTCGTGTCCGTCGATGTCGGACCAGACCTCATACAGTTCCCAGGTCATTTTAGTTCACTTTTCTCCTATTAGGTTAAACAAACTTTTTCCAATCTCCATCGGGCGCCACCGCCCAACCAAGACGTTGAAGATCATTCCGGATCTCGTCGGTTATGCAACCTTCTGGTACATATCTTTTAGTTATTTCTAAATCAGCCAATTGTTCTTCGGTAAGTTCTTCGTTTTCTTTGTAGTGATCGTACAAACCAACATCTCGGATACCAGAACAATACCAATCTATGTAATCACCCTTTTGTTGCATATCTGCAATTATGCCTCCAGCAGAACGCCACGAAGCACCCCATTCCTCGCCTTTAAGTACAGGAATTACTTCCAACTTAATGAATCCATTGTTGCACATGGCTGCATATAAGTTTTGAGCATATGCATCGTCAACACGAACTTTCTCCAAAATCCAATCAGTGGTTAGGAGATCGTATTCCATATTGTTGATTCTGTGTTGTGGATTATTGAACTTATGTTTATGTTCGTTGATTATCTCTTCAAAAAGATTGAGATAATCTTCGTTGACAGGTTCGCCTGCATCTGCCTGACGCTTAACATATCCTTCTTTTTGGAAGGTATGTCGGTCAGGGCTTTTTGAAATCTTTGACATCGTTAATTGCGGATTTAATAGTCTCTGCGTAGTTCAGCGCCTGCTGTTCATTCATTGTAATAGTAGTTTCATGCTGAAGATAACCACGTGTTATCAAGGTCCAAATTTGTTGCCATCTATTCATAGACCACAGTGGAGATTTAACATTTACATATATGTTGACATTGATACCCACATCTTCAGCCTCAACCCAAACATTGTGCTCGTGATCGGGTTGACCGCAACCACAGACTACTTGATAGGATTTAGCAGTACCCCAATCTCCACTTTTTAATATACCTTCGGCTGGTACTTGTGCTTTCATTGTATAAATGGTCCGTCAAAAGTTTTAACATTAAGTCGGTTGCTATAGATGCTGTCTACTATCTTTAGATAGTCTTCTTCGTTCATTATAGTTCTATAAAAACTTAAAGCCTGTATAGCCATGATGGCAGCAATTTCTACAGCATCATATTCTTCTAACATGATTTGATTAAAGGCCATGTATTTGTTATATAGTTCTTCTTCTTTGTTTTCTGTCATCTTCATCTCTTTGATGTTTGTATTCTCGTTTTAACCACCATTTAAACTTTTGAAAATATTCTTCATGCGTGTATTTGGGCAAGTTGGCTTCGAAGTGCTCATCGCAATTAGTGTACCATAACTCTCTCACCCAAGTTCTAAACGCAGAATTTTTCATTTTAAGTCCATAGTGATTGTCTAACTTTGATTAATCGGATCATCATTTCTTCGTCTTCTTGTTCGTATTGTGCTTCCAACTCATGGCTCTTGTCAAGAGCAGTCTTGCACATTTCGGCTTCTTCTGTGGTCTTATCTTCCATATCAAGGAGATGATAACCTTTTTCACGACGCAGATTGCAGTAGGCTGTCCATCCGCTGACATCATGAACGTCTGGACGATTTGGATAAACTTCCTTCCACCAACGATATAGTTCTAGTATTTCTTTAGCAGCCTTGGCCTGGTAGGTAGGCTCAGCCAGATGCTTCTCACCTTCTTCCAAAAACTCTTCGTTAGTTAGAGTCATTGCCCATTCTAGATAAGCAATGCCTGCTTCGGGAGAACGCCAGTTGCGATACCATCTGCGCCACCAAGGGTAACCATATTTTTTCTGATCTCCATCGCTCCAGACACAATAATGCCAGGCCTGTTCTATTTCAACAAAATCAACTAGTTCATTAAAAAGACATGGGAGAAAACGGTTCCCAACATCTGACCAAGCACCAGGCTTGATATCCCTAGGATGAGCAGTAAGAGCATGACTGCGAGTAACCCAACGGTTGTTAACATAGTATCTAACATCATTGATCCTTTCTGGAATCCAGCACCAAACATTTTGAATTTTATCCAAACCTTCTTCAGCGATCCACCAACGGATCGGATATTTGGCTTTAGCAGCCTTTTCCCACTCTGCCCATTCTTTTCCAGTACCGCACTTTATTTTAGTAGTACCTCGGATCCAATCGGCAAATGGAGAGCATGTCCAATAATCTCTCATTACAATTCCTTCTCAGACTTTATAGTCGAACACTTTAATTATACAATCTTTTAGGAAACCTGTCAAGATGCTTTGGTTTTGCCCCATTCTATCTTTAACCAAATTCTTTCCATAATATAATGTAAGATTGCTAATACTATATGTATGAGTACAGCATCGCCCAATCCTGTCCACAGGGCAGTGATCAGCATGGCTGCTATTCTATAACTGATTGTTCTTGCAATAGTTCTTTGATGTGTTTCTGTCATTCTAGTTCCTTATTATTTTTTCCGCAATGATGTTGACAAGGCGGAAATGGATTTGCTGAAACCCATGTATTTTCCAATATCTGTATAGCCTTGCTATTTTTGACATTGTCTATACTTACTATGTTTAAATCAATACTACTGATTTCTCCCCCAACTAGAGATTTAAAATCACTTAGATCAGGTTCGTTGGCCATTAGACAACAGGGAAAAAACAAACCTTCTGCATTAATATACGGTAAGATATTATCGGATTTACATTTTGGATCTATCATTTAGTTCTCTTACTATATCGTTTAATGATTTTGTTGGTCTAAGAAATTCAAAAGTATCGTATCTATTGCTTTCTATAACTGTAAATGAATCTAATTTTAATTTTTTTGATAGTTTATATGCTTCAAATACTGTGTCTTCGTTGTGTTTAAAAACGATATATCTCCAAAACACTTGACATTTTGAATTACTTTTTACAGTTGTTAATGCATCTAGGATACTTTGCCATTTACTGTTTTTTCTATATACATGATTATTAGATTCGACACCGTCTATGTTGAAATTGATTTTATCATGATTGTCTAATAACTTAGATAACTCAGCCCACCACTCTATTTTTCTTCCTGATCCGTTTGTATCTAAGTAGATTCTAATACCGGGATAGTTTGTTTTAAGTTGTTGAACTATCTCAATGAAATTTGGATGATAGATAGCATCTCCGTGATCACCACAAAAGTATACTAAATTAAATTCTCTAGCAGATTTGACTACAACATTGATATCGATATCAGAAATTTTTAATTTGTCTTTGGCATATGTTCTAGGACAGGCGGGACATGCCAGTTGGCATCTAGTAGTTGCTTCTATATGCAATTCTTTTATTGATCTTACAGTGGTGTTTTCTTTATGAGAATGTAGAGAAGTCAATTTTAAAACTTTCTTTGATACCCTGCTAGGTTGAGCATGATAGAATACTGCTCATAGGCTTTTTGGACAGCAGGATTTGACTGACGATGCCAACTTTCTTCACGTTCTTTTTCCATGAGCATAGAAAACATATCAGCGTCGCTGTAGCCGTGTTTATGGTTGCCAAAAAATCTCTGCTCCATTTCTACCAGAGCACGAAATCTGCTTTCGGGTATTTGAACTGTGTAGACTTTTTCTGTTTCATATTCTACAAAATCCTTGCTGATAATATCTGCTCGCAATGGATCTGTAAAATATCTAGGAGGATGGTACCTGGCCCTGCGTTTTTGATCATCTACGATTTGTATTTCGTAGTTTTTGCAAAACTGATCAACTTTTTCTTTCATTGTACAAGGCTTTCTGCTAAAGGAAATATTTCTGCAATTACTTTTGCACAAGCACGAGCAACTTCTTGATGCTCTAATTGTGTACCGTTAGCAGAACGAAGTTCAATAAAATGTATCCACGAACGTAAGGTACCATTCATGTATAGTTTGCTTTCTATTAATCCCTCAGGCAATACTGCACGAGCCTGTTCTTTGGCTATGCCCTTAGCGATAGCCCATTCGTAGGCGCTTTTGGCATAGTCGATGACCTGCTGTTGTTGACGTTCCCAATCTTTATGTAAGCGTTCGTCATCCGTTCCGACACTGTTCTGTCTGTTTTTTGGGTCTTGAAGTCGTGCTTCTCGCAGTATAAACGACAGGTCTTTAGTAGGGTCAGCATATCGCTGACTGAATTCTTGGAAGGAGAATGATCTATGACGTAATATCTGTCTTGCAATATCTCTTGTTGTGGTAATTTCGCAACAGGCGGAGACCATTTCAAGTGGGCTCCAGTGTTGGTGTTTGACCAAGTATCGGATGAGTTTTTCTGATGTCTCTGTATTGAGTTGATTGCTTGGATTGGACACACGGGCGCAATACGCAATGAGTTCCTGCGCATCTGCGATGCCCATGTTTGCAAATTCTGATGTTGGTTGTGAATAGGATACCAAATGTACATTCATTATTTTTCCTTTGTAATGATATCAAAATTGACGATACACCGAGGACCGTTTCTAGGAATGCCTCCACTATGTGTAATTAATCCGTCAAAGAAAACTAATCTGCCTTTTTTAGGTTCAACTTCTTTTATAATTTTACCTTCTTCATTGTAAAACGCAGTTGGGCCGTCTGCATTATTAATATAATAGAGACAAACAGAATGCGGAACATTAAAGTCAGTGTGAGGCTTATAATGAGAAAATTTAGTTTTATGTGGCACAGAAAGAAATATTCTTCCAGCCGCTATATCTTGCAATATCAAATTATTTTTATCACAAACCAACTGAGGTATCAATGTAAAATTATCTAGATATTCGCTAGTTCGACCACTGGATTTAAGAACATGAACTAAACTCAAAGGGGCAACACCATCTTCTATAGCAGTGCTTTCGTATTTGCATCGAAAATCAATCAACGGGTGTATACACTCGTCATCAACATCAGTACGTCCAAGCGTAGATAGTTCATAAAAATCTTGTAGATGTTTAGGAACTAGATCGTCATAAACTTTTAAAATCATGTTTCTTCATCAGGCTCATCAAAGCAAAGACTTTCCATAGTCTTGTAATGTTCATAGGCCTTTTTTAGTGCTTCGAACTTTTCTAATTTATCTGGATCAGGAACAAGTATAGCCAATCGCTGTTCCATCTTAGTCATAAACTCACTAAGACTTCGACCTTTGACCTTAATGTCCCCATCTCCCTTTATATTGATGCCGTCTGTGTCTATCACAACATTTGCTTGATTACTTAATCCAGAATTTATAGTGTAATTGGAACTAGGCCAACCATAACTATTATTCGTATTAATACCTGATATAACAGTGTGCCCATAACAGGTACTACCCGAGGAGTAGGTCATAGATGGACCTAACGTGATAATATCTGGAGATGTAAGACTATCTATAGAAATAGTTTCACAGGCAGCGCCATAGTTGCCGAGATCTATGGTCGTGTCGTTTGAAACTGCCTGTGCTTCTTCTAAGGATCCTTGCTGTTCCTTAGTTTGCATTTTACTTTGCCTTGGCTTCTTTGCGGGCGTTCTTCTCTGCAGTGATTTCGTTACGGCGAGCCTTTACACTCTTTGCTACTTCTTGTAGGGCCTTACGAGCACGAGTACCGGCTGCTGAATTGCCCGCTTGAAATTTTGCATCTTCTGCTAAGAATGTTTCGAAATCTGCTTTGAGTTGTTCTACTGTGTTTGACATAATTTTTTCCTTTTAGTTATGCGTCATTTACTTATAAATGTAAATGGTGTGGTCGGTAGGATTCGAACCTACAAAGGCTGTGACTAAGTCGGCGCCCCATTCCCAAGTGCGTTTCGCAACGGACCGGAGGTCTGCCATATTCCACTCACGACCACAAGTATATTATATAACCTTAAAGAATTAAGGTCAACTATTTCTAGATTAAATATTAACAGTTTATGACACACGAATTTCAAAATATACCATTTCAAAATATAATCAAGTTTGGACAGCGGACAATGTTAGATCGTCCTTTGTTTTCTGTCAGTTGGATTTTGGGCAGATTCTGCAATTATAATTGCTCATATTGTTGGCCGTATGCCCGTAGCGATCGAGTTGATCATCAAGAGCATGAAGTGTATATAAAGACCATAGACGAAATCAAACGCCAGGCAAGACAAAATGGATTCTCTGAATTCCATTGGAGTTTTAGTGGCGGGGAACCAACTGCTTATAAACGGTTACCAGAATTGATTAAACATTTAGACGATGGACCATTAACTCCGTATCAAAGCATACACATGACTACCAATCTTTCTCCAGGATCAAAATGGTGGAAGAATTGGTGCGACATAACAGCAGATCTTCAACGTAGAAGTATTACGGCTAGTTATCATTCAGAGTTTGCCAAGGAACAGGAATTCGGAGATAAGTGTCTACAGTTAATGAATGACAATGTTTTTGTTACTGTTAATCAAGTAATGGTGCCTGATCAGTTTTATGAACTCTATGATAGATGCAGTAGGCTTCACAGTCGCGGTATCAACGTAACACTTAAACCGCAAAGCGATCCTACTGCTAGTTCTGTTGTTAGCGGATATACAGATGATATGATGACTCTAATGCAAGTTGGCTTTCCGCAGAGATCCGACGGAGAAGATATCTATCAAATTGCACTGTACGATTCAGACAACACTGAATATCTATTCGATCAAGCAGAGCGATTTAATGCCTACGGTTTTAATAAATTTCAAGATTGGCGTTGCAATTCTGGATATCAAAGTGTTATAATAAGAAGCGAAGAAGTTAAAAGATCTTATAGTTGTCATGACCAACTATTAGGTACACTAACAGCAGGGTTCAACTTATTCAAAGAACCTAAAATCTGTATTACACCGTCATGCGTTAGTTCGGCGGATTCAAAAATACCAAAATGCAAATAGACACAGAACACTTACATCATTGGATGCGAGCAATACGCAACAGCAAAAATCCTATGCGCACCATGGATGCATTTTGGCGTGGCCAGATTCTTAGCAAAGAGTGGCTTATAAAAGAATTAAAAAATCAAAGACATCATGTAAAAGATTGTCCGTCTGTTGACATACATGGAGGTTGGGTGGGAACCTTAGCCAGTTTGTTGTTCCAAAGCGATTTACACATTTCTCATATTAATAGCATAGATATAGATCCAGATTGCAAAGACATAGCACTGGATATGAATCAAATAGAAATGGAGTCTGGAAAGTTTAATGCTATCACCGCAGACATGTGTTCCTTTTCTAGTACCGCAGATATAATTATTAATACTAGTTTCGAACATATCACCCAGGAACAGTATCTTATATGGCTTGAAAATATTCCTAAAAATAGTTTAATCGTATTACAAAGTAACAATTATAAAATACCGGAGCATATAAGAATAGCAGAAAATCTAGATCAGTTTAAGAGCCAGAGTCAATTAGCACCAATTTTATATGCCGGTGAATTAGATCTTCCTTTGTATACTAGATACATGATAATAGGTAAGAAATATGTTTAATTTTTCAGAATTAGATTCTGTGCATCTAGAGATTACCAACAACTGTCAGGCATCTTGTCCTATGTGTTCTAGAAACTTCAGAGGTGGACTAGATAATCCTTATATAAAAATCAACGAATGGTCGTTAGATGACTTTCAAAATATATTCACCGAGGAAGTTCTAGGTCAAATTAAAAATATCTACTTTTGTGGAAACTTCGGTGACCCTATAATCAATAATGATCTAGATCTAATGTGTGAATATGTCACAGCAATCAATCCTAATTTACAAATTAGAATTCATACTAATGGTGGTGCTAGATCTCAATCGTGGTGGAAATCGTTGGTAAAAAAATTACCTAAAAATCATTTTGTGATATTTGGTATAGATGGTTTAGAAGATACTCATCATCTATACAGGATAGGAACCACATATGAAAATGTCACACGTAATGCCAAAGCATTTATTGATGCTGGCGGCACAGCCGAATGGGTCTTTATAAAGTTTAAACACAATGAACATCAAGTCGACGAAGCAAGACAGAGAGCCAAAGATCTAGGATTTAGATTATTCACTGTGAAAAATAGCACTAGATTTTTAGAAGAAAAATCCAAAGTCTTAGATAAATCCGGAAATACAATCTATTACTTAGAACCGCCTAGCAATAATCAAGTGACATTGATAAGTCCAGATATGATCAAGAATTATAAAACTTGGGTGAGCGAATCCAAAATAGATTGTTATGTATTAAACAGTAAAGAAATATATATAGACGCTTATAAAAAAATATTTCCTTGTTGCTTTTTAGCATCAACTCCATACAACTATACAGAAACTTCTGATTTAACTTTCCCTGTTAGACAAGAAATTAAAAAACAATATTCCTTGCTGGTTGATTCTTTAGGCGGAATTGATCAATTAGATGCAGTAAATGTTGGTATTAAAAATGTTCTCAGTTCAACTACCTGGCAAACTGTTTGGGATTATTATTGGAATGATTACAAACTTATTGTATGTGCCAGAACCTGCGGGGTTAATGAAAAACAAACTATTTCAAAACCCAAAGATCAGTTTGTAGAAAGATCTGGATTGAATTAATTTCTAATTAAATCTAAAGTTACACAATGGAATCCGCCACCTAGCGTTCTTTCATGACGCATGGGTAACATGACACAGTCTATATTGTAGTCTTCTAATAACTTTCTTAATGGTTCTTGATGTTCTTCAACAACAATAAGATTTGGATTAATAGAAAACACATTCATATTCATCCATATACTAGCATTACAGTATCCGGGATAATGACCTATGTCTATAGGTTCAGGTGCCCATACAATGTCCCAACTTTGTAAAGGTTTAGGTAGTTGGCTTTTGTCTTTGATCCTGCTAGGATTCAACAACATCAAACCTTCTCGAAGAAAAGCAATAGTGCTGTCCAGATGCATATAACTGTAGATATTTTCTAAAGTATGCACCTTTGCTGAGTTACCTACTAGCGATTGTAGATACTCTGCACCTTTCTTATTGCCGCTGTTACTGACTAGATAATATAAATCGTCATTGCATCTTAAAACATTGGCTGCATCAAAACTAGGTTCAGTTTCATTTAGTGCAAGAACATCTTTGTTTTTTATACATGACGTGTTATATAATTCGTCTGTAAATTCTGGCCTTTGTATAATATAGTTTGCTTGGCTGCTATGATTTTTTAGATGTGTGTCTAAGGCTAGATATTCTAACCGACGAGACTTCAAAGGTTGAGGAGTGGCTAATATTAGATCTTTGTAAACTAATACACCATCTCTAGGACAATAATTGTAGTATTCCGGATCGATATTTTCTGGACGTAGTACAGTTACATTTTCTTCTTTAAGAAAGTTACAAAAAATTTCTAGATCTTCATTGGCTTCGTCAATAACCTGTTGCGGATAAGGACCTACAGGTATTTCACTGTCGTCTACTATATCAGCATAATTTACAGTGCGCAGACTGATATCCACATCCGGCACTTTAGCACCAGTAGCATCACCGACAATTACTGTTTTGAGTGTATCCCATTCATTCGAACTTAACATTTTGTAATTTGTATCCAATTAAATATACTTATGAGAAATTTTGGACACATCGAACCAACTTGGAATATTCAGCAATTTAAAGATCTAACATATAGATTTGATCCCGATCCTATTCTCTGTGACGAGTATTCTAAATATGGACACAGTTTAGATTCGATGAAATTTTATAACTGCTTTGAAACCGATATAGATTTTTCGTTATCTCAGATATTAGATAAGTTTGATCTAAAAGGCATGACAGCCGCAGTTAACTTTTTTACACCCGGTCAATATATTCCGTTGCATTCCGACAGATATGAAAAATATACAAAGATACATAACTTAAAAAATGCAGATTCAGTTGTTAGAATAGTTTTAATGTTAGAGGATAGTTCTCCGGGACAAGTATTACAGGTTAAAAATAAAGTTTACTGCGAATGGTCAGCGGGAGATTGGTTTTCGTGGAACGGTTATGACCCGCATGCTTTTTATAATCTCAGTAAAGAGAACAGATATGCATTACAGATAACTGGTTACAAATAATGATTCAAATATTCAATAATCAATTATCTTCTAACAATGTTAGATCTCTTTTAGACTATTTTCATGTAGATGATGAAACAGTCGACGCGAGACCGGATGTTAGAAGCAAACATCCTCAATGGGATAGTCAGTGGCCTAAACATATTATTAAAAATGTACTAGATAATATTTTAGATTACGATTATCGTGTAGAAGAAGTTGTGTTTTTTGATACCAAGATAAGTTATAGTTTACACGTTGACAGCGGCAAAATTGAAAGTTCGAGAAAAGGACATGTGATTATTTTTCCATTGTTTGTAGACGGAACAGGATCAACAGCACTATTTGATAATCATTGGCATTTAGATAGTACAAGATTCAGCAAAGTAAAAATAGAACCTTTTGAATATAATTTACCTAATCGTTTTGAAAGTTGGACCTATATTAAAGATCTTAGAATACTGCTGGATCAATGTTTAAATTCGCCTAAAACTATAAATGATTTTGTAGTAGATGAAGAATTTATATCTACTCTCCGATACCTAATAGATGCAAGACAGGATTTAAAAACAAGTAAAGTTGATGGACGATGTTATGATTACACGGATGTAGTAGGTTATGATTCACAATTAAAATTTAATGAACATATACATGATCAAAACTTCACGCATATTCCTATAGAAACTTTACACGGGCTGACATTGAATTCTATAATACATTGGAATGTTGGTAGTTGTTTTGCTTTTGAAAGAACCAGACTGCACAGCGCCTGCTCAGGGCATAATAAAAAAATAGGTTTAACTATTTTTACTCAACGATTTGATTGAGCATTTCCAATATTGATTTTTTCTTTGGTAGTGATAGGCTTTTCTAAAAAATTCTTCTTCAGTATGCTCTGATAAATCCTCATGCGATATTTCTACACACTCGGTATGTAGATCAAACAGATCTTTTATCACAGAATTATTTTTAGTTTGATAAACCAATGGATATGTTTTATTGTAGTCTATACACATTAGGTCATTGATCTCTATCAATTGTTTGTTGTTTATGTTATAGGCTTTATTGAGAAATTCAGACAATTCTTCAATAACCTGTTGTCTGTTTTTTTGGAAAAATATACAAGTTGCAGACTTATATTCCCAATAAGTCCTATCTATTCTTCTACCCCAGAATGTGCCATTGTTAATTACATCCTCTATATTAGATCTTGTAATAGCATGTTCATTATAAAACAAACCTTGTTTTCTTGTTTCAATATAATCTACAAGATCTAATATAAATTTTGTTTCCTTGATGCCCTGTTTCTTTAGATATTTCATTATATAATGTCCCCAACCATAGTAGTACATCACTATGGTCCAATGGGCGATCATATATCCGTCTAATACTTCTTGCGTGTTTAATACTCTAGTTGAATCTACAGTTCCCATAGTTTCTACAATATACGAACTCTCGTCGTCAACTGTTAACCAGAATGTGTCTAAAGGAACTTTCTTCTGTGAAAGTTTATGTTTTTCTAAATAATCGGAATTGCTCATTGGAGCATTAGGAGTAAGAGACAACGGATGAACCATTAGAAAGTGTTCTTGTCCCATGTCTATCAATTTTTGTAATCCATCTGTAAAACTTGTAATAGTTTCTTCTGGAAGAGGCCATATCAATTCTGAATAAGTCTTAATATCGTTCTTTTTATAAAAATCCATAGCATCTCTGATAGTATTCTCTGAGAGATTAAATCTATCTATAGCCGCTAGAGTATTGTCATTTAAACTTTGTAAAGCAAAAGTAATTCCTTTAAAAAGATTCGTGCCTGCATTCTTATCTAATAAGGCCATGCTTTTAATACGTTCGGAATTATTTTTCGCCCAGTCTATATCCCAGACCTTTGGGTATCCTGTTTTTAATTTTTTTTCAATGACATATTTCGTGATGTCTAGGTCTCTGTCAAACATACCCCAATTACTATCGCACACAGACACGTACTCAATTTGTCTTTCAGATATCCAATCAATTTCTTTATAAATTCTTTCTAAATCAAACATCTGTACTTTGTTCCAATAAGAATCGCCTATGTCACAGAATGTACAATGGTAAGGACATCCTCTCATAGTTTCTATAGTAACCTGCCATAAGAATTTTTGTTGGTTGCGTGTTTCGTATTGATCAATTATTTGATCATAGAATCCGGATAAAATAGGACTGGGTAAACTGTCTAAATCTTTTGTTCTTGTTACGCCTGAAATGATTTTTCCTGGTAAACTGATTCCTGAAAGTTCTTTAAAATTTCTAGTTTCTAAATTTTTTAGAATTACAGTTAATGCTCCTTCATTCTCGCCCAACACACCTATATCGAAATAAGGATGTTTTTTCAACAAGAAAGGATCTGTAGTACTGATCTGAGGTCCACCGACAACTATGAAACAATTGGGCCACAGTTCTTTGACTCGCTTAGCCAATGCACAGTTGTAGTTCCAATTCCATATATAACAACTCATTACCAATACATCTGGTTTTTCAATTCGACTGACAAATGAATCTATGTTTTCTTTTTCTATTAATACTTCTTTCAAAGAGTATGTTTGTGCTACATATTCGTCAGAGATAGCGTCAAGCCAATGATAAGAAATTGCTAACGGTAAAAACTTATTAGGTCCGTAGTTGTCTACTACCTGTATAAGATATACATTTTTCATTTAATTAAAAATAGGAAGTAATGAAAGATCCGGATAATCAGAGTGCCCTATTTTTTTAGATTCTAAATCTTTTACTTTATTAAATTTTTCTATTCCTACAGCAGCAACTTCTGGAATCATATAATAGTGATATCCCATAGTAGAAATATTCTGTTCCGGCCAGTATATATTTCTATCTCTGCCGTCATAACTCATGCGTATTAATTGATTTTTAGTTTCTAAATCATCTACAAGTATCATTCCACCCCTGCCGATTCCTAGATGTTTATGAAATTGAAAACTAAGGCACATCATGGTATTGGGTATGTAACTGTTTGGTTTCCATAAAACAGCCGCATCTATGATATTTGTTCCAGGAAGAAAATAATAATCCTGCCATTGTTCGTTATTCCAACCCCATTTGATGCCTAACTTTTTTAGGGTCATTGGAACAGAAACATATGTATGTTTTGGACATAAGGTTTCTTTTATGTCTTGCAATCTAAGACACAGTTCGATACCGTGAGTACAACAGTCTACAGCCACAGCATATGGAGATCCAAAATAATCTGCGATTGTATTTTCAAATTCGGTTACTTTATCAAAGCTCATATTGTAATTATTCCGTTATTATCTGCACCAAAATTTTTTAGGTTAAATATTTGATCATGCCCATCATTGATCGATTAATTGAAAATTACGATGTAAAAAATCTCAACTCTGTGTTTAAAGACGCGAGCCCTGCACCTATGATAATTTTGGACGACTTTTTTCCAGAAGACACGGCTAAGAGTCTCAGCAAAGAAATTGATTCCATAGACCAAGACCTTTGCAGAAAGTTTACTAGAAACGGAAGTTACATGGAAGAATGTAATAATCTATCATTGATGCCTTCAGCACAGGATGTTATAGGGCAACTGCATTCTCAGACTTTCATGAATTGGTTAAATCAAGTTACAGGTATAAATCATCTCATACCTGATCCTTATTTGATCGGAGCAGGTTATAGTAGAAGTTTTAAAGGTGATAGTCTTAAAAATCACATAGACTTTAATTGGAATGATACTATAAAACTATACAGAGCATTGACTCTGATAATTTATCTCAGTGAAGGATGGCAAGAAGAATGGGGCGGAAATTTAGAATTTTCCAGTTTTGATAATCAAGATCAGATTAATAAAGTTTACATCAAATGGAATAGGGCAATAATTTGGCAACACCATGAAAGTTGTTTTCACGGATATCCAGAGCCAATAGATTGTCCTGCTGATCAATCCAGAAAGACTTTAAGACTGTTTTACTATGTTAGTAATCAGGAACCTTTAAAAGATCAACCTCCGCATAGAAGTTTATATTGGTACGATTTGCAAAATCAAAGACCAGTCGATGATAGGTCACATGAATAAAGTTAATTCAAATACAGAATGGGGAGCGTTGAAAGAGATAATTTTAGGTAGAGCAGACAATGCTAGTATACCTCGCACCAAAAACAAAGACATACATTGTGTTGATTATGCAAATTACGATTCAGTAGATGCATTGCCTGGAGGATATTATCCCCAACAACTCATAGAAGAAACGCAAGAAGATTTAGATCTTTTTCAACAACAACTAGAATCTCTAGGAATAAAAGTTTTACGACCAGATGTTTTAGATTTTGCTAAAACACATTCAACCAATGACTGGCAGTCCGAAGGCTATTATAATTACTGTCCTAGAGACAGTGCATTAGTTATAGGGGATATGATTATAGAAACTCCTATGCCTTTGAGATCTAGATACTTTGAAAACTTTGCCTATAGAAAAATCTTTAAACAGTATTTCGATGCCGGTAGTCGTTGGATATCTGCCCCTAAAGGACAATTACTAGATGAGTTATATGATAGAACTGATCTCAGTAAACCAACATTAACAGATTTTGAGCCGGCATTTGATGCTGCTAATGTGATTAAATGTGGTAAAGATATTTTCTTTTTAATTTCTAATTCTGGAAATAGGGTAGGTGCTAAATGGTTGCAGTCTACTCTAGGAGATCGATATACGGTTCATATCTTAGATAGTATCTATGCCTATGTGCATTTAGATACAAGCATATTACCATTGAGTGCTGGAACTGTTTTATTGAATCCTGCTAGAGTTACCGAATCTAATCTTCCTGAATATTTTAGTTCGTGGAAAAAGATTTGGTCAGAAGAGCCTGTGGAAACACCTTACATAGAACATTGGGCTCCGGCCAGTCCTTGGTTAGGTATGAATGTGTTAAGTATTAACGATCGCACAGTGGCCGTAGAGCAGTCACAGACAGTTTTAATCAAACAGTTAGAGCGAGAAGGTTTTGATATCCTACCAGTTCGACTTAGACATTGTAGAACACTCAGTGGAGGACCACACTGCGTGACTTTAGATACAGTTAGAGATGATCACTATGGCGATTACCACTGAAAACTTAATAGATTGGAATATCGTTTTAGAATCTCTAACTCCCGGAAGAGGGGATCCTATCACTATGGACTTGGTATTAAACAAGTCTACGATAAAAGACACAAACTCTAAAGTCATGGATGCCTATACAACGATTTCACAAACATGGATAGATGCAGGCTATGATTTAAAAAATATCAAATGGTTTGATTATTATCCAGGCGAACACTTTGACAAACAAATAGAAACTATATTTGAGAATTTAGTAAACGCCAAGGCTCGAAGAGTTTGGATCAGCGAAATAATGCCAGGTAGATCTGCACCTTACCATTGGGACGTGGACGATCACGAGGAGTTTTGGCTCAGTGAAGGACCCTTGATCAGGTATACCTGTTTTATAGAAAAGCCTAGTTTTGGTCATATATTTGTTTTAGACAATCAACATTACTATAACGAGCCTCAACATTCTGTGATACAATGGAATGATCATAGAGCCTATCATGCAGGAACAAATTGTGGGCCCGAACCTTTTTATCTATTTCATTTTGTAGGAACACCAAGATGATAAATTATGTAGGTAACTCTAACAGTGTGATAAACTGGAGTGAATTAATTTCTATAGTAAAGGATCAGGAACCTGCTTACATAGGACCTAGCCATAGTAGAAAAGATAATATTCCCGGAGTTCACGATGTATTAGATATTTGGGATCGTGCTGGTTATGTTTTACAAAAGGACGGTGGAACAGCGGGTTGGGATATGTTTTTACCTGGGACAAATTTTGATAGAAGCATAGTTGATGTATTTGCAGAATTTGTCGGAGTAAAGACTTATAATAGTGCATGGATCAGTAGAGTCAATCCCGGAATGATAGTACCCTATCATTGGGATGTTCACGATAACGAAGAAGAATTATCTAAACTTCCTAATTTTAAAAGGTGGCATGCGCATATGTCTACCCCTCAATTTGGACATGCATTTTGCGCAGACGATAAATGCTTTTACAATCAAGAACAAGGTGCTACATATGAATGGAGCGACAGAAGGTTCTGGCACGCAGGTGCTAATTGCGGATTAGTTCCTAAGTATATTTTTAATTTTTGGTAATATAAATGGATGATGTAAACGAATATTGGTGGCAGCCTGAAGAATCTAAAATAGGTTTTTGGCAAAAAACAATCAAAGATAAAACAGAATCTTCAACATTCTGTGCTTTGCCTTGGATACATTTTGCTACAAGACCCAATGGAGATATGCGTTTGTGTTGTAGCGCCAATGCCAGCGGTGCGGGCAATGATCACACAGTTGGTCTTGTAAAAAATGAAAAGGGAACACCTGCTAATTTTGGTCATGAAACACCAATGAGCGCATGGAATAATGAATATATGCGTTCAGTCAGAACTACTATGATGGCAGGTAACATACCTAATAGTTGTCAAAAATGTTTCAAAGAAGAAAGCAAAGGCGTGGCTAGCAAAAGGATCTGGGAAACAGCATACTGGTCTTTGGAAGGTGTTGATCTAGAAGAATTAATTAAGCAAACTGAAGAGGATGGCACAGTACCTGATAAATTGGTCTATTTGGATTTGAGACTTGGCCACACCTGTAACTTGAAATGTGTAATGTGTAGTCCGCATGACAGTAGTCTATGGGTTCAAGATCATAAAAAGAT